TTATACAGTTCGAGAACCCATGCTGCTTGACGACGGTAAAATTATGCGTGTGATGCTGATGAAGGATTAGATATGACAACTAAGCGTGAAAACATCTTAGCTGCTGTCAAGACTGCTTTGACAGGAACTGCTGGAGTTGGGACTCGGATTTATCGAAGCCGAGTCGACCCTCTTAGCCGAGGAGAGTCGCCTGCAATCATTGTCGAGCCTGTAAGTGACACTCCAGAACAAAACACTAGCCTTCCGACTCTGGACTGGACTCTACGAATTCGGATAGTCGTAATTGAACGATCTAACGTTCCAGATCAGGCTGCAGATGACACTATTGAAAGCTTGCATTCAAAGCTGATGTCAGACTTGACTCTTGGCGGTCGGGCGATTGATATACAGCCAGCACAGACGACTTTTCAGCTTCTAGAAGCAGACCAACCTGCTGGCGTGATTTTTTGTGAATACGAAATTCGATATCGCTCACAGGTCGCTGATTTGTCTCAATAGACAGTCGCCTCTAGCCTGAGCCTAACCATGCCTTCGACTTAACATGTGGGATGAACACAGTGGTCATGGCGGGAGTTACCTCCTTGATCCTGAAACAGGCGTACGCACTTTGATCGAGCGGACGCTTCCACCACAACCATCACAGGAAAAATCCGATGGCACTGCTACTGCGCAAACGCCTGATAGTGATCGAGACGGAGTCGAGCTATGGGAGTCCAGCAACTCCTGACGGCGCTGATGCTGTTTTGGTTAGAGATCTGAGCATCACTCCTCAGAGCAGTGATGTTGTTAGTCGCGACTTGATTCGTCCATACTTGGGTGCGTCTCAACAGTTGTTGGCTAACACTCGTGTTGAATGCACCTTTAGTGTTGAGCTTGCCGGTTCCGGTACGGCTGGAACTGCTCCTCAGTACGGAAAAGCATTAAAGGCATGCGGTCTCGCTGAGACGATTGCTGCAGGCACTTCTGTAACATATGACCCTGTCAGTGCAAGTTTTTCTTCAGTCACAATTCATTACATGATCGATGGTGTTCGTCACAAGGTGACTGGATGTCGTGGAAATGTTGGTATCACAGCTTCGGTTGGAGAAATCCCAACTTTGGATTTTTCTTTCACCGGCATTTACAACCCACCTGACGACTCAGCGCTTCTTACGCCTACTTACGCAAATCAGGACGATCCTCTGATTTTCAAAAATGGCAATACAAGTAGCTTTGCGCTCTTGTCTTATGCTGGCGCTCTTCAGAGCTTCTCATTCGATCTAGGTAATTCAATTACCTACCGTGAATTGGTCGGAGGCACTAAAGAGGTGTTGATCACTGATCGTGCTGCCACAGGCTCAGTTTCTATCGAGGCTGTCCTAATGGCAACAAAAGATTACTTTGCTTTAGCCGTTGATGATGATGCGGCTCTAGGGAACCTTCAGTTCACGCATGGGACTACAGCCGGCAATATTGTCCAGTTCACCTCTAGCAAGGTAGATATTGGAGATGTGGCTTACGGTGATTCTGACGGCATCGCGATGCTCGAGATCCCGTACACTTGTGTTCCCGATTCCGCTGCAAACGCTGAATTTGACTTGGTGTTTACTTAAGCTGTAATTGTTTGGGGTGATTGGGAGCCTTTGCGGGCTCCCTTTTTTTGTGTATGCTGAATCTGCTTATTTTATTATCTAATGGCTTTTGTTCGCAAGAAGGTAAAAACTTTTAAGTGGCCTGTTAAGGTCAAAGAGCCTAGTGCTGATCGGCCCGGCGAGTTTGACACTTTTGAGTTTGTTGCGGTGTTTAAACGGGTAAAGCTTTCAGAAATAGAAAAGATGGGTGAAGACTCTGGACTGCCGTTGCTTAAAAAAGTCCTTGTTGGATGGGAAGCTATTGAAGACGAGGATGGGAATGCCGTGCCTTTCTCCTTAAAGGAACTCGAGTTTTTCTCAGATGATGTTGATTGGCTGAAAGCCGTACTCACGGCTTACACCAACACTTATGCAGAGGGTGAAGCGGGAAACTAAGAGACGCTGCTGTTTACTGGGCGTCTGGCGGAAAGCTCGTCGAGGACAAGACGCAAGATGATGCAGCAGCTTTTGGTGTAAAACTCCCAGAACCCAAGCAAGAAAAGTCTGACGACTTTGAGGTTTGGGAGGAAAACTGGGAGGCAGTGATGATGTTCTTGCGTATGCAGACGCAATGGCAGGTATCAATGAGTGGATATGTCGGTTTGAAATACGAGGTATTGCTAGGCACCGGAGGCTTGTGTGACCTATACAATGTGGAAGACCGCTGTGACGTGCTTGAGCGCCTTCAGATAATGGAGGCATCGGCCCTAACTGAACTGAGGAAACGTTCTGATGGCACCGGAGGTTAAGAAGCTTTCCATTGAACTTAAGTTCAAGGATATCGGCAGCCAAGCAGTAATTCAAAAGCTAAGGGGTAGCCTTAAGACCTTAGAGATGGGCGTTTCTGGCGTTAGACCAAATATAAAAGGATTGAGAGACGAAATACTTTCACAAGGGAGAGCAAGTGTAAAAAGTGTTTCAAACATAAATGCTCAACTTGCTGCTCTAAAGGCTTTGCGAGATGAGGCCAGGATTGGGGGCAAAGCTTTCAACACGCTTACGGCAGATATAGAAAAACTTGATACCCAGATGCGTAAGAGTAGCAAAAGGACCAAAGGTCGGGGAGGCAAGGCTCTTGCCACTACGCAGATAGCTGGCGCGGTTGTCTCAGGTGGCATTTTTGGCGGCCCTGAGGGTGCAGTCGGAGCATTAGGCGGTGCCGCACTAGGAGGGGTTCCAGGATCCTTTGCCGGTGCTGCAATTGGTGCGCAGGTTGGTGGCATAAGGCAAATTCTTGGAGAATTTGCAGATTATGCGGCACAAATTGCAAAATTAGAGATAGCGCTTGAAGGAATCTCAGGGTCTCAAGGAGAGTTTAATAAGGCACTTAACGCAGCAAGAGACGTGACGGAGCAGTTAAATGTTCCCCAAGAGGTCGCAATTCAAGGGATTACGCGCCTTACTGCAGCCGTAAAAGGCGCTGGTGGACAGGTCGCTGACGCTGAACTTGCCTTTAAAAACATTAACAGCGCAATTATTGCAACTGGCGGGGGATCTGAAGAAGTTCAAGGTGCAGTGACAGCGCTTGTTCAGATTTTCAGTAAGGGCAAGGTTAGCGCAGAAGAAATTAATCAAATTGCAGAAAGATTGCCAGGAACTTTTAACAAAATTGCTAAGGCGTCTGGTCGTACAGGCCCAGAACTCACAAAGGCATTGCAGCAGGGGCAGGTTGGGTTAAATGACCTAACTAAATTCTTGGTCAGCTTAGGGGACGAGTATGGAGACTTAGCCTTAAAGATTGCACGTTCTTCTGAGAATGCAGGGGCCAGACTGCAGGTAGCCTTTAATGACTTACGAATTGAGGTAGGCGAGGCGCTGCAGCCAATTGGTGCTGAGTTCCAAAATACATTCAAAGAGTTTATTGAAACTATAGCTCCAGCTCTTGTGGAGGTGCTGCCAAAAATTGGCAAGGTTGCATTAGAGGTAGGAAAAAATCTAGACGTTTTGGCGGCTGCGGCCCTCGCGGCAAGCGCTGCTATGGGCGCTATAGCCGCGCAAGCAGCAATTATAAAAGCAGGATCAATAGCTGCATTATTTAATAAAATTGCCGTAGCGGCTACTGCAGCAGGCGTCGCGACCAAAGGCATGTCAGCCGCTGTCTTGCTTAATCCCTACGTTGCGCTAGCGGCAGGCGTTACTGTTGCCACTGTAGGAGTCATAAAGTATTACAAGCATCAAGAAAAACTTAACGGGATTCTTGATGAGGGCAAAGCTTCCACTTCAGCGCTGAAAGATAAGATACAAGAATATAAAGATAGTATAGTAAAAGTGGATAGCAAATTAAAAGGAATTAATGGAGAGCAGAAAGTAACTGGCCGTAACGCACATAGACTTAAAAAACAAATAAATGAGCTAAAGGGAGAGCTTGAGAGGCTAGAAGGAACTTACAACATAAGATTAAGCTATGAAGACAGGGGATTTAAGTTTGACGAGAAAGGCCAGTTAAAAGAGTTTACTGTTGGGGGAAATGTTTATGACGCTGAATCTCGTCGATTCCTTAGAAAAGAGACACCAGACCTAACTGAGTATCCTGGGACGGAACAAGAAGACGACAGCTCGAAGAAAGCATTAGAAAGAAGACGTGATGCAGCAGCAGAAATTGTCAGGAAACTTGGAGAGGCATTGAACCTAAGCAAGGCGCAAAATGAAGTAGAAAAACTTCTTGCTAAACAATCAAAAGATCGCAGTGACTTGCAAGCTAAATTTAAAAAATTACAGAAAGATGGCGTTGACGCCAAAATTCAACAACAGCAAGAAGAGGCAGAAGAATTGTTGCTTCAAAAGCAAAGAGTCGAGCTAACAACTCAAACTAATAAGCTATACCAAAAAACACTTGACGACATTACCAAGATTACAGATAAAATTAAGGAAAAGTTTCAAAGCGACAAAGAGTACCAACGATTGCTTGCAGAGGGCATAAGCCCTGAGCTTGCAAAACAGCTGGTTGCTATTAATCAGCAGTTTGCTGCTGGCGATAAACTATTGAAGCAAAGAATTTTACATCTTAGAACTCAGCTAAAAGAGACTGGTCTTAGCGATCAGGAGATTGAAAACATAAAAGAACAGATCAGATTGATTGAGGAAAAAAGAAAACTTTTGGGGGAAGCTGCGGAACAGGCTACGCAAGATGCGACTACTTTTACTAAAGATAAAAGCAACTTTGAGATATTTAAGGAGAGCTTTAAGGCTGGCATAGAGGAAATGGGCAACATATATGAAAACCTTGGTACTGCAGCTGCAAATGCTTTTTCAGGCATGGCAGACACAGTGGCTGATTTTGTAACTACAGGCAGTGCCAAATTCAAAGAATTTGCAGCTTCTGTGTTGTCTGATTTGTCAAAAATATTTATAAGATTTGCGTTCTTTCAAGCCTTGAAAGCTTTAAATCCTGGGCTGTTTGGACTTGAACCTGTCCCTAACACTGCACCGGTTGGATATGCTGCTAATGGATTGGCTTTTGGCAAGAACGGAATCGTCCCGTATGCCAAGGGCGGCATAGTCAACAAGCCCACGCTGTTTCAATACGCAAGCGGTGGAGCTGGTCGCTTCGGCCTGATGGGTGAGGCCGGACCAGAGGCGATCATGCCGCTTCGTCGTGGTCGGAATGGCAAACTTGGTGTTGAGTCTTCTGGCAGCGTTGGTAACGTGGTTGTGAACGTTGATGCATCAGGATCTAGTGTGCAAGGCAGCCAGCCAAATGCAAAAGCTCTTGGCAAAGCCATTGGCGCTGTTGTGCAAGCTGAGCTAATTAAACAAAAACGCCCTGGAGGAATACTTGCGTAATGGCTACTTTTGATGTCTCTGGAATTTTGAGCGACACTAGCTTGACAGTTTCAAGTATAAGTCCAGACTATGGATTTAAAAAATCTAGTGCCCCACGGGTCCGTACCGTTCGTTTTGGGGATGGTTATGAACAACGTGTTGGGTTCGGATTGCATCGTAACCCAAAACAATACAGTTTGAGTTGGAGTAATCGAAGCGAGGCTGATATTGACGCAATGGAAAAATTTTTTGATAATCGCGCCGATAATAATCTCGAATCATTCAACTGGAACGCTCCGGGTGAGCCTTCAGCAAGCAGGTATATTTGTCGTCAATGGGATAAAACTATTCCCTACTCTGGTCGGGCTACGTTAACAGCAACATTTGAGGAAGTTTACGAGCCGTGACTGTTCCAGTTAGTGACCTTCAAGGTGTAAATCCTTCATCTATTATTGAATTATTTCAGCTTGAGTACGACGAAATTATTCACCACAAAGAATGGGTTGCTAGCGAGGAAGTAACCGTTGGAACGGTAAGACGTTCTAGTGTCCGACGTGGATTTGTTATTGAATGCACTATTGCGGGAACAACAAGCGCAAATGCACAGCCTGATTTTTGGTACGAGGAATTTTCAACGCATCGTGATATAGCTACTTACGATCAAGACAAAAACCCATATGTAGTTAAAAACGGCTCTTCAAGTTGGAAAGTAATTAGGATAACTAAATATTATTTTCACTCAGGTAGCAACGACCTCACACAAGTCATAACAGATTCCGATGGAAATAAAACAATTTTAAACCAAGGCGCTATTCAATTTGACGCTTTTACTTATCAAATCTTGCCAATTGAGGCTTCAGGTTTTGAATACAAAGCAGCTCAAGCTGGATCGTTGCCTCGTCCTAGTATTCGTGCCAGCAACCTTTTTAGCACTATTAGCGCTATTTTGGCAGACGTTAATCAAGTTGTGCTCGGCAATGATTTAACAGGAGCAAAATTAACACGTATCCGTACGTTGTTAAAATTTATTGATTCAGCAAATTTTACAACAATTGACGTTTTTGGGTCGGAAGACGATAATTCGTTTTTAACTGAAGACGGATTTAGCCTTAGTTTTGAGTCTGGTCAAAATCCTCACGGAGAACCAGATTCTACGCAACAATTTCCCAAGGAAATTTATTTTGTAGATCGTAAGGTTGCAGAAAATAGAGACACAGTTGAATTTGAAATGGTCTCAGTATTTGACCTAGCTGGTGTAGTTATTCCAAAACGTCAGGTGCTGCCTAGCAGTTTCCCAACCGTTGGTTCTTTTAAACAATGATTTGGAAAAACTGGGCATTACAGCACGCGAAAGAGCAAGCACCGCGCGAAGCTTGCGGCTTATTGGTTTGCATCAAAGGTCGTGAGCGTTATGTGCCGTGTCGGAATGTTGCGCCAAATGGTGCTAAACAGTTTGTAATTCATACGGATGACTGGGCATCGGCGGAAGATGCAGGTCAAATTATCGCAGTAATTCACAGCCATCCAGACGGTTCTGCAAATCCAAGTGAGATAGATCGGTTGTCGTGTGAAAAAACTCAACTGCCTTGGCATATTGTCAGCGTACCATTCGAACAATGGCAAACATTACAACCAACAGGTTATAAACAGCCTTTGATAGGCCGCCAATGGATCTGGGGCGTTGCAGATTGTTGGACGTTAGCCCGTGACTGGTACGCAGAGCAAGGTTTGAAATTGCGTGATTGGGATCGTCCAGCGAGTCCTAAGCGCTTTATGCGCGAACCAACTTTTGATACAAGTTGGGCGGCTACTGGATTTCGCGAGTTGCTGCCAAACGAAGTGCTGAAAAAAGGTGATTTATTATTGATGGCTGTGCAATCGCCTGGTTTAAACCACTGTGGTGTGTTCTTGGGAGAGCAAACAGTGCTGCACCACTTGGAATCTCGCTTATCAAGTCGTGATTTTTACAGCGAATGGCTTATAAAATGCACAGGTAGGAGGCTTAGACATGCTGCGTAAAATTCGGCTATATGGACCGCTGGCTGAATTTGTTGGTCATCGTGAGCTAGAAGCCAAAGCAGACACCGTTGGAGAAGCCGTTCGTTTTTTGCTGTGCAACTGGCCTGCGCTAGATCAGCACATGGCAGAACAGTATTACAAAGTAGAAATAGGCAACTGGAACGTTGCGCTAGATGAGGTCAACTACCCCTCTGGCGCGGAAACGATACGAATAATTCCTGTAGTTGAGGGTGCCGGTGGACGTGCAGGATCAATAGGAGCAATTCTCCTTGGTGCAGCACTTATAGGCGTTGCTCTTTCTACTTCAGGAGTTTCATTAACCCTAGCCGGTTTTACGGCTGGAAAAGCTGCTGCTGCTGGTATTACAGCGGCGGCTGCAGCAGGCAATATCGGTATTAGCCTGGTTTTGGGAGGTGTTGCAATGTTGCTTACGCCGACGCCTCAAACACCAACCGCAGACAGTGACAACAGTGAACGTCCTAATAACGTTTTTAGCGGTGTGCAGCAGACAACACAGGCTGGAACAACGATTCCTGTAATTTATGGCGAAGTTATTACAGGTTCTGTTGTGATTTCTTCCCGTACCATAGTTAATCTTGACGAGGGATCTGAGGACTAATGACTATTGAAGCTAAGGTATTTGGTGGGATGGGCGGCTCCGGCAAGGCTGGTGGGGGAGGTGGTACACCAAAAACAGTAGAAGATAATCTTGAGTCAACCACTAAAGTGCGCGTTTTAGACGTAATTGGTGAGGGCGAGATAGACGGTCTTGTCGACCCGTTTGGAACGAAAACGGGAGCATTTACTCAAAACGGCACTCAAATTACAGTAAATCTTGTAAATCACGGTTTATTGAAAGACGCAATAGTTACCCTTGATTTTGAGGAAAATATCTCTGAAAACAAAAATTTTACGATTAAAAGTACAACTAATAACACATTTACAGTTGAAAGTGAAAATTCTTCAGATACAGATGTTCCAGGAACTGTAAACATAAGCATTAGATCTGGTCGGCTGCAGTCTGTATTTTTAGACGATGTGGCAGTAATGAACGCCACTGGTGTTCCTAACTTTAAAAATGTTAGGTACAGAGACCGAACAGGAACATCCGCTCAAAGTGTAATTAAAGGTTATGAAGAAAACTCAACTATCACTTCGGTAAATACAATAGTAACAAAAGATAATCCTGTTACTCAAGCAATATCTAGCTCAACAAGAAAGGTTGCAGTTGTTATTAACATTCCTCAGCTTCAAAGATACAAAAGTAATGGTGATATTGTAGGATCAAAAGTTATTTTAAGTATTGCTTACGCAGGAACAGATGGGGTTTTTGAGCGATTTGTGCTTCGAAGTGATAGTGAAACTGAGGAAGATAGCTTCGGCAAAAAGGCAATAATAATTAAAGGGCGAACGGGAAACCCATATCAACGCCGTTTTGAATTTGATTTTGATGAGCTTGGCTTAGGTCAAATAACCCAAATACGAGTTGAACGTCGTAATGATGATTCAGATGACCCTAAAAATCAAAAATCTTTTTCATTTTTTAGTCTTGAAGAAATTGTAGATCAAACTTCTATAGAAGGAATCGATTTAACATACCCAAACACTGCTCTTGTCGGTCTTCAAGTTGGCGCAGAACAATTTAGCTCAGTTCCTCGTAGAGCCTATAGAGTCCGTGGCATTAAGGTAAAAATACCGCAAGGGGTTACTGTAGATCAAAATAACGGACGAATTATTTACCCCGATGACTATGTATTTATTGGATTGCTAGGTGCCGCACAGTGGACAACAGATCCAGCCTGGTGTTTATATGATCTTATGACAAACGAAAGGTACGGTCTTGGTGAACATATTAAAGCAGAAAATTTAGATATTTATGCATTTCAAAGCGCTTCTGTCTATTGCAGCTCATTGGTCAAAAAGGATCCCAATGAAAGTCTTGGCAAAGAACCCCGTTTTTCTTTAAATGTCAATATTCAAAGCCAACAACAAGCTTATAACGTAATTAACCAAATTGCATCGGTGTTCCGAGGAATGCCGTTTTATAGCACTGGATCGTTAACACTCACACAAGATAAACCAACAGATCCGAGTTATCTGTTTACCCTTGCAAATGTTACCGAGGATGGTTTCAACTATGAGGGATCAAGTCTAAAAACTCGTTCCACAGTTGTAATTGCAAAATATTTTGACATGGACGAGCGTGAGCCCCAATATGAGGAAGTTAAAATTACAGATAGCGATATTGTAGATGTTCACCCGTCGTTTGTAGACGATATAGACCGCTATGGAACAATTATTCGCCATGTCGATGCTTTTGGCTGCACGTCACGTTTTCAAGCCCGTCGTTTAGCAAAATGGATCTTGCTCTCTGAACGCTTAGAAACTGAAACAGTTACGTTTACAACTAGCGTCGATGCAGGCGTAGTGGTACGTCCTGGTCAAGTAATCAAAATTGCTGATCCAGTAAAGGCTGGTGTTCGCCGTGCCGGAAGGATTAAAGCCGTAACTAATGGAACCCCAGGCACATTAACTGTTGATGATACATCGATTACTAACATTCCAACCGGCACAACATTCAACTTAAGCGTTGTAAACCCAAACGGAAGCATTACTAAGTACACCGGCACAACTAATCAAGGTAGTGGTGTTTTGCAGCTTGAGGCTGGAACGGCATTTGATCCACTACCCAACGTTAATAGTGTCTGGTTAATAGACGATGCTGAGCTTAAATCACAATTGTTTAGGGTCATTGGAGTTGAAGAAGAGGATGACATACAGTATAAAGTTACAGCATTAGCACACAACAGCAGTAAATATGACACTGTCGAAAAAGGTGAGCAACTTATTACTAGAACAGTCTCTCTTTTAAACGAAGTTCCACAAGCACCTACTGTCGCAAGCATTACCCAACAGTTATATCAAGAAGGTGATCAGGTGCTGGTACGAATAAATGTATATTGGAAACCAGTTAACGGTGTTAGTAAATACGAAGTCCGTTGGCGTCTTGATGATAGCAATTACGAGGTTGTTCAAGTTCAGACTGGCACCAGTTACGCAATTAATAATGCACGAAAAGGTCCCTATACATTTAAAATTATAAGCCTTAGCGCTACAGACAAACGTTCTGTTGATGAATTAGTAAAAAGTTTTACCGCTCTGGGCAAGCAAGCATTGCCAAGTACAGTCAAAGGTTTTAATGCAACTGCCGATGCAGAGGGCGGTATTGAGCTAACCTGGTCCGCTCCAGACTCAGTAAAGACGGGAACTTATGTGCAACAACATAACTCTGCTTTAGTTACAGCAACAATTGTTTCACATGGTTTTACTACTGGTGATCAAGTTTATATAAACATTGCGTCAGCAACCGGTCAGACCAGTAGGGAAGCGTTTTCTCCTGCATCTTCTGGAACATTTGTAGTTACAAGCACAGGCACGGATACATTTACTTTTTTAGCAAGCGATACCAATTCTAATGACAACAGCGAAGCTTTAGAGGGTGCAATCGATACCGGTTTTGCCGATTTAGATATAGTTGGTTACGAAGTGCAGTTGAGTGCAGTTAAAGAAGGCATTTTAACATCTTCTGATTTTGCAAGTGCTGATTTTATTGATAATCCTGCAAGCACATTTATCGAGAGTCTTCCTGTACTGCAGGCAACTAATCTTAGATCGACAACATTCAAAATAACAAGCTTGCCCGATAAGTTTACAGGGACATCTGGAGCGGCAACGTTAGATTCAAACAATAACCTAAACCACGGATCTGTTATTTATACAATCAAAGCTATTGATGCAGAGGGAAACTACAGCAGCACCGCCAGTAAGGTTGGAATAACGCTTGGGGCGTTAGGGCAAGTGCAAAATTTAACATCATTATTTATTGGAGAAAATGTTGCTTTAACTTGGGCCGCCCCAGACACTGTCAATACTTATAGCGTTGTTGACACCTTTAATGTATTAAGGACAAGTAGATCACATGTTTCTGGTTACAAAATAATTTCAGCCGCACTAGGCTCAGCACCCGCGATAAATGAATCCATTCAAACTACTGAGTACGTAACAAAAGTATTACATCGTAGCCGTTCTTATGTAATTAAGGCAATAAATTTTTATGGGGGAGAAGGCGAAGAAAAATCAATTACAGTTGCAAGTAGTGCCCCAGAAGCCCCATCAAGTTTAGGCGCACGAGTTATTGACAACACGGTGTTTCTTAGTTGGACCAAGCCTGCGAGCAATCTTCCAATTATTGAGTACCAGTTGCAGTCTAAGAAAGATGGTGAAGCTGAATTTACATCGATTACTGGAGGCGGAATTGATACAGACAGTATTTCAGCTTTGTTTTTTCTGCACGCAGAAGTAGAATCTGGAACGTATTCTTATCGCGTTAGAGCTGTTGACTCAACAGGTTTAAAAGACGCTAATTTTGCTGTAACAGAAAACGTAGTTGTAAATGCACCGAGAGATTTTACGCTGGCTTTTGATGAAAACAGCACTTTAAATGAAAATTTAGCAGCAGTTACTGTCAGTAACGGTGTTACGGAGGTTGCAACAAATGGCAGTAATGAAATTGTGTTTGCTTTTGATAATACAGAAACTTGGGCTACGCATTTTACTGGCAACTCGCAAACTACACTACAAGGTTTTATAGATGATGGATTTACAAAATACCTATCGCCTACAGAAACAGCTGGTTTTTATCAGCAAACATTTGATTTAGGAACTGCTATAAGCGATGGCCAGATAAATATTGCACAAACTATAGTACAAATTTTGGGGACAACAACTGTTTCGCAGGAAGTTAGTTTTAGTTTAGACAATACCACATTTTATTCTGTAAGTGGAGATAATCCATTTATTAACGCTAAGGTTAATTCAAGCGATGCTATAGAAACTTTTAGATATTTACGAGTTAAAGTTAATTTTGCTTCTACGGGCAATAACACCCTGGCACGGTTGACAGGAATGGAGGTACAGGTCGCTCGCCGAACAATTACTATTGAAGGTTCTGATACTGTCACCTCTGTAGGCATTGTCAGCAAAGTCGTTAACCTTACTGGTTTGACCAGACTGAACAGCGTTGTTGTAACACCAAAAGGGAGTGCTACTGCCGTTTTTGGCGTGGCTCTTTACTCGGAAACCGTTCCAAGTAGTTTTGGCGTAAACCTTTTTAATGCGGACGGTGATAAAATAACGGGTGACTTCAGTTATCTTGTTAGAGGCCAAGCATGACGAACACGAACTGGAATAACCCTACAACAAGCACCAATTACACAGATTTTCCAACTGAAGTAAAGGATCGTGACGTTGATCTAGCATTAATGTTTCGTGAAGGCAATACTGCAGACAACATTCCAACAAATACTGTTCGATTTAATCCTGATGTTAGCGGAGACAATACCTTTTTTGCACAATTTCAAAAATGGAGCGGCACAGCTTGGCAAGAATTTAGCAGTAAATACCGATTTGGAAGTTCAACAGTAAACGTTGAAATTAATGGCGGTGCGCTAAACGCAACAGGTGCGATTACTGCACAATCTTTTACAGGCAATGGTTCAGCGCTTACGAATTTAAACCCTAACAATTTAAGTGGTTCGTTCACAGCAGATATAAACTCTGCATCAGTAACAGGCACTACAGTAACAGGTGGTGAAATTAAAGTTGAACCTGCTAGTAGCAGCGAGGCTAAAATTATTGTCGGCAAACAAGATGATGGCAACCGTACTGCATCTATTAATTTTATTACTGACGACACTAATGACGACTACAGTTTTCAATTAATTCGAGGTAATTCCGGTGTAAACGCATCTTCGATAATACAACATAAAGGAACAGGCTCTTTAAACATTAATGCAGTAAATAACGGTAATATTGTTTTCCAAAGAAGCAGCAGTGCAGTTGCGACAATAGGTAGTGAATTTACTGCAAATTCTAATCTTAATGTAGAAGTACAAAATGAACTATCTAACGGCGCAGAGTTACATGTTAAAGTTCAAACAGTCTTAGGAACTAAATCTGAGGCATTTTTGGGAATCCATAAAAACAGCAGCCAAAGTAGTAGTGCTGGATTTGTTCAACTTTCAAACGGTGATGGAGGAGATCCTGGTAAGCATATTATTTACTTTAATACGTCTGGTACTTTAATTAAAACTAACAACAATGCAAACATCGGGTCTGGTAGTGGTCAGGTTGTTGGAACGCAAACGTCTGATGAACGCCTTAAAAATATTGGAGAAACAATTTCAAATGGTTTAAGTTTAGTTAAAGAGTTAAATCCTGTTCGTTTTACATACAAAAACAATTCAGACGTTCAACGATTAGGTTTCTCAGCGCAGCAAGTGCGAGAGGTTGTGCCTGAAGCGGTTTATGACACCGGGGAAGAAATTGCTGGTAGCAGCTTGACCGAACTTGCGATGTACTACACAGAGCTGGTGCCCGTGTTGGTTGCTGCAGTAAAGGAGCTGTCTGCGGAAGTAGATGCTTTAAAAGCTGCTCAAGGGTAGACTTTATAGCAACGTCTTAGTTATGCGGCAATGACCAATCGTAAGATTACAGAGCTGACTTCGTTGACTGCGCCTGCAGCTTCTGACGTACTGCCGATTATCGATATAGACGCAACATCTAACGCACTAAAAAATAAAAAAATAACGTATGCGGAGTTGTTGGCTAGTGGGGTTGATGGATCGCAGGCCGCCCCAACGTTTTCTTTTGAGTCAGATGCTGACACTGGGATGTACAGCAGCGGAGCAAATAGCTTGGCGTTTACAACAGGTGGAACGGGAAGATTGCGAATTGAATCTGATGGAACCACAGTTGTCACAGCAGGCTCAGCAAATAAAGGCATTGAATTAGAGGCGAATGGCGCTCGTGTTGGGCGGTTTGGTGTTCTAAATCCTGGGGTTGAGCACCAAGTTTACATTGGTACTCTTCTTGGTAATAGTTTTGTCTTTAGAACAAATAACACCGAAAAGATGAGAATTAGCCCAAGCGGAAAAATTACTGCACAAGGTGTTTATGACTCAACCACAACAGGCGGGTCCGCTGTATACGTCGAGTCGGACGGCGATCTTCTTAGATTCACTTCATCTCTCAAATATAAAACTGATGTTGAAACTCTTGAAGACGCACGCGCTGATGCAATTTTAAATTGTCGTCCTGTTTGGTATCGTTCAAAGTGCGCTAATGACATCAAAACAGAAGGAGCGGAAAAGTCGGATTGGGGTTGGTATGGCTTTATCGCAGAGGAAGTTGCAGAAATTGAACCTCGTCTAGTTAGCTGGACCACAAAAGACGCAATACCTCAAGAGGATGGTTCAGTCAAATCAGTTGAGCGTGATCCAGCTGACTACGAAGCTGAAGGTGTTCGTTATGAAAATTTTGTTCCGTTGCTTTTGAATCTTGTAAAACGTCAGCAAGCGGCAATTGAAAGCCTAGAGGCTAAGGTTGCGGCCCTAGAGGCTAGTTGACGGCATTTGCTAGTATTGTCCCAGGAGGCTTTTCATGGCAACTTCGCCCGGTACTTATAATATTACACTGCAGCGAAGGGCAGATTTTAGTGTCCTTCTTCAATTCAAGGACAGCACGAATCAAGAAATTAATATTGCAGGTTACACAGTTTATGCGCAAGTTTGGAATACCGCTAGAAGTAAAAAATACGCTGATTTTGCGGTCGCTTACACAAGTATGGCATTGGGCAAGGTTACTTTAAGCCTGACAGATTTGCAAACAGCAGAGTTTCCAGACAATCTTGTATACGATGTTTTATTAGAAGACAATAATGGAATCCGTGAGTATTATCTAGAAGGCACTATTACCGTAAGCCAAGGGTACACTTCACCATGACAACTGTCAACGTCACTACAACGACAAATACGGTTCATGTTACCGGTAGTTCTGGTACTGTTGTCGTTGAAACGCCAAAAACATCAGTTGTAACCGCAACAACTGTTGGTCCACAAGGCGCAAGCACTGATTTTCATGTGAATGATGTGACTAAAGTGGACAAGAGCCTCATCTACTACGACGCGGCTTCTGCCGAGTACCGTGCAGATGACAGCATTACCTTCTCCTCCGTCGTTAAAGGCGGTTCGTTCTAATGGCTAACGCAATCAGACTAAAGAAGCGGGCTGCTACAGGAGCGGCTGGAAGTCCTTCTTCACTAGCTCCTAGCGAGGTCGCCTTTAACGAAGCAGATTCAAAACTGTATTATGGCTTTGGGGATGATGGTGATGGCACTAGTTCGTCAATCATTGTCATAGCCGGGGAAGGTGGATTTACGACCCTAGGCACGGCTCAAACCATTACTGGAAACAAAACGTTTACTGGAACCGTCGATTTAAGTGGAGCGACACTTTCCGGCAACACAACTTTTGATAACAACCTAACTGTTACCGGCAATTTAATAGTCAACGGCACAACTACAACCGTAAACTCAACTACTTTAAGTGTAGATGATAAAAATATTGAGTTAGGTTCTGTCAGTAGTCCTAGTGACTCGACTGCAGACGGTGGCGGTATTACATTAAAAGGCGACTCTGATCATACAATTATTTGGACAAACAGTACTGATAGTTGGGATTTTTCTGAACATATAAATATTGCATCTGGCAAAGAATTTAAAATTGATGGCACAAGCGTTCTTACTAGCACTGCTCTTGGCAATAACGTTACTAGCTCTGCTCTTACATCTGTTGGAACTCTGACTAGTGGCACTTGGTCTGCTTCAACTATTGCTGTTAACAAGGGCGGCACTGGTCAGACTAGTTATACAGACGGTCAGCTGTTAATAGGAAATACCAGCGGCAACACGCTCAACAAAGCCACTTTAACTGCTGGCAGCAATATTACGATTACTAATGGCAACGGTGCAATCACAATAGCAGCAGCAGCAGGAGCACCTGTTGCTGGTGACGGCATTGATGTTTCCGGTTCAACAGTCAGTGTTGATTTAAAGGCTAACGGTGGTTTAGTTATTGAATCAACTGAGCTTGCTATTGATTTAGCAGCTAGCTCTATAACAGGGAGTCTTCCTGTAAGCAAGCTTGGAAGTGTAACGTCAACTGCTGCTGAATTAAATATTGTTGATGGAGGCACTAGTGCAACTTCAACAACGCTTGCAACAGCTGATCGTTTGGTAGTTAACGATGCGGGAACTATGGTTCAAGTCGCTTTAAGCGATTTAGTTGACTTTTTAGCAAACGGCAGTGTTTCAAGCTTTGTATTGGACGGTGGAGTTTTCTAAGGACAAAGCATGGCAAACACTATTAAACACAAACGTGGCACGTCCAACCCAGGGGCATCAGACCTTGTGGTTGGAGAGCTTGCCATTAACACTAGTAGTGGCGGTGTTTTTACTAAAACAGACAGTGGTTCTGTTGTTCAATTTGGTGGTGCTGTAAGCAATGCTGCATTTAAAGGGGTTTTTCTTGGTTTCAATGATTACTTTGGGACTGGCACCACCGGTAATCAGTTTTTTGATTACAGCGATTACAACACGCCGCTTTTAGATACAAACTCGTTCTACTCATCTTCAACTGGAAGAATAACAGTTCCTGCCGGAGTATCAAAAGTAAGGTTAAGTATATCTGTTATACGAGATGGCAGCACTACTAGTGTTACTAGAAATAACGCATGGAGAGTTGCCAAAAATGGCTCTATCTTGCAGCCTAAAGATGGCGGGTTTGTTGTTGAGGTAGAAGAAGAGTCTGGCTTTAGTGACGTAGGCTGTTCAGGCATAACGGCAGTATTAAGTGTATCTGAAAATGACTATTTTGAATTGCATCATAACCTTGAAAGCAATAATCGCTCGTATGCAGGTTTTTTTGGGATGGAGGTTATTGAAGGGGATATATTAGGTTCGTATTTTACTGCGACTAATATTGTTGACGACACCTCGCCACAGCTTGGCGGTGATTTAGACATGAACGATAAATTTATTTCTAGCGGTATTCTTGGTTTAAAAAACGAAGGGCAGCAATCAGAATTGCGTCTTTACTGCGAAGCGAGTAATGCTCATTATGCTTCAATAAAAGCACCTGCGCATGCTGATTTTGGCGGTAATATAACTTTTACAATGCCAGCAACAGCAGGCAGTGATGGCCAAGTGCTAAAAACAAACGGCAGTGGAGCCTTAAGTTGGGTAGATCCAATACTCGATGATGCGGTTACTGCCGCAAAACTTGCAAATACGGCTGTAACGCCAGGCAGTTACACCTCGGCTGATATCACTGTTGATGCACAGGGCAGAATTACAGCAGCGTCAAACGGCTCTGGAGGGGGAGGAGGAGGTGGAGAGTCAAATACCTTTAAAACAATTTCTGTCTCAGGCCAGACTGACGTAGAAGCTGACAGTGCAACGGATACTTTGACCCTCGTTGCTGGAAGTAATATGACCATTACAACTAATGCATCTGGCGACAGTATTACGTTTGCCTCTTCTGGCGGAGGTGGTGGTGGTGGTGGTGGTGGAAGTGGTATGTCTAGAGCCCAATCCACTGCTATTGCGCTAATCTTTAGCTAACAGGTAATGCTATGACCGCTCCAAACATTGCAGGACTTACAACAGTTACCGGAAAAGTTGCTGGCTTGGCTCTTGGAACATCAGCAGCTGACCTTGTAGCGAATGCTTCATCTAGCAATAAAGTTCTTAAAATTAATTCTTTAATAGTGTCAAATATTGATGGGACAAGCTCTGCAACTTGTGATATTTATATAAGAAAAAATGACACAACAAATTTTTATCTTTTAAAGGAAGGGATTGTTCCTGCGACTGTTAGCTTAGTTGTGCTTAACAAGGAAACTCAGGTATACCTGGAGGAAAACGACAAAATACAAGCGCAGGCAAGTGCTGCAGGTGACCTAGAAGCCATTGTTTCTTACGAGGAAATAAGCTGATGAACCGCTGGAACGGTAGTCGTATTGGTGTTGAAAAGTCGTTGCCAGGCGGTTCAGGTTTGTGGAATTTAGCGTCACAATCGGTTTTTACCGACGAAGGATCATGGCCTAGCTTGGAAAATTGCACTAACCAAATGGTATCTATAGCCAATAGAATTATTAACACAACATCCCAGTCTGATTACAATGGTTCGTGGGACGTAAGTGAAACTTTTGTGCCTGTTAATTTTAGCGGTTCAGCAAGGATTTATATTGGCGCAAAGATAACAACAGTAGAGACGTACTATAGTGATTGGTGTGTTGCTGCTGTTCAAATTGTGAATAATGCTGGCGATACTGTTATGGAAAGTTGGGTCTTCCATCTCGATAGTCAAGCTGCAGAGTGGGAAACTCCTCACGGTAGAATTGCTGGCACTTCTACGGTTGGTTATCCCGCAACACTTAGCACGTTAACTGCGCAAAGTTATTATCAAATATCTACTAGTGTTTTTAGTAATAGATGGATTCAAGCAAATGGTACAGCTACTTATTACACTGGGGCGAATGGCGGAATACAGACTACTTATACTAACGATAACGCTACGTTATTGCCTGTTGGCAACGGAACTGTACCAAAGTATACGAGTAGTACTAGATACCTTTTTACAGAAGCCAGTACAGGTGTAAGCCCTGGAGGCTTTGCAAGGTATTCTTCGGTGGCAATGCGAAGCCCCTCATATAATTTTTCTGGCGGTGAAAGAATTAGGGTCTGTCATGTATTAGTCCAACCTGATCCTTCTATAAATAGCAACGGTCAAGGAGATCCAAACGATTCACTCTATCTAGGAGTTGCCTAATGATTTATTCATTCAAGAACCAATACCCAAAACCTCTTCCTGACAAAATCCGATTATCGAATGGCAGCTTACGCACAGATCGGTCGTCTTTTACAAATGCCGAAATAGCGGACGCTGGTTATGTCTTAATAGCAGAGCCAGAATATGACTTGGGCACTGAAAAACTAGAGTGGAACGGAACAACCCTTACTGTTGTTTCCTTGACCGAGAAAGAGTTACAAGCTTTTACAGATGAAGCCTGGAAGGAAGTAAGGTCAGTCCGTGATTCAATTTTACAAAATTTTGAATGGCGAATATCGAGATATTTGAGCGAAACACGTCAGGGAATAAATCCAACAACAGATAACATTGCAGAGCTAGACGCATATGCACAAGCGTTGCGTGACATAACTAAGCAAGCAGACCCAAGTACGATTACATGGCCTATTGAACCGGTTTAATGCAAAGACCTGATCCCCTAATTTCAGGGTGCCCTGGAGCGGAAGATGTTGTGGCCGAGCGCAACAAGGCAGCATGGCTCGATGCTTTGTACTTTCTAGATGGCAGAGACCTGCTGTCTCATCCTCAACACGGTTTATTTACCGGCTTGGCCATTAAGTACGCCAACATTGACTCGACAGACGGTTATTGATGGTCTGCCGACACAGTGACACACTCCAACAACTGGCACAGTAACAGCTCTAGTAGTCTGTCAAAGGAAAACGTTAATCCTCTTCCAAATGATCAAGTCTCTAATTGTGAGTGGTGCCGTCGCTATAGCCAGTGCGCTGGCATCTCCTGCATCCATCGCCGGCAACATATTTTTCAACCCGGAATATAATGCCGGATTTTCGGGAGCCAAATTTGTCGGAAGCTCACTAGAGGCTCACGTAGGATTTCAAGAAGGTCCTTTTTACATTCAAGCTGGACCGGCTCTGTCTAATGATGGATCGGACTCTGAATGGGGTTTCTCTGGCAAAACCGGCGTCTCTGCTTCTGTAAGCGACAGCCTGAGCCTTTACACAGAAGTTGGTTATGCAAAGTTTGAGGACGTTGACGCTGCTTATGCAATCAAGCTAGGTGGCAAATACGCATTTTGAGCTAGCCTAAGCAAGTTGATGCGTAGCCTGCCCTCTCTTGGTGCTCACACAGCAAGAGAGGGTTTTTAATGGGCAGCAGACTTAACATAAGTGTGACTTGCGTTTAGTTTGAATGCAAAAGGTTTTTAATGCTTTGTCCCTAGTGTCCTTCTGCATTTCAGCGGGGCTTCTGGGAAGTTCAATCATGATCTATTCAAGATTGCCAGGCATGATCACTCGCTGGTCTGAAAGCGTAACCGGCAACGTGACAGGAAAGGTTACTGAGATGCTTCCTGAGCAGATTGAGGAAGTAATGCCTGAGTTGCCAACAATGACCGGTCCTGCCATCCCTTTTAAAATGCCTTGACACAAGAAAACCCCGCCTAGGACGGGGTTCTCAAGAGATGATCAATCTAAACCCGATGATCATTCGGGTTGAGCAGCGGCCCTGTCTAGCAGAGCACTCCCGCTCAAATAACGCCAACGCTCTAGCAAAACAGAGGCTGATTTAACAGCTTGGGAGCTAGGTCTAGCGTACGCAGTGGCAAGGTCCGACGCAGGGATTGCTTGGTTGCGTATGCCTTTTATAGCACAGGAAAAGTTAGGTAACCATCTTGGTATTGGCAGTGGGGTCAGTTTCTGGAACGTCATTCAATGGCTTCTGCTCAAATGATGCAAGCCATTCACGCAAAGCATCTCCTGTTGGCGTTTTTGCTGGCCATTTGACGAACTTCAACAGTGCCTTGGGATCAGTAAATAGTCTTGAGGTATTGCCTGAAAGGCAGGCATAGACGTAAGGCGGACCTTCTCGTTGCTTACTACGGTTAATCCAAAGTTCGCCTGCTGTAAAGCGTTCAGACTTCATGCCAGAAATTCCTGAGATTGGTATTGGAGCGGTAAACGTGCCAGTGATTCCGGCTTGGCGGAGTATGCCGCCTCAAAGCATTCCAACTGAACCGCCAGTCACTTTGCAGCTTGGCTTTCCAGTTATACAAGTGCCTGGATGCGTTGAATCTCGCAATACACAGCCAGGCAAC